TTTTGTGTTGTCTTTAAATTTCTCAACAATCTTTTTGAGAATGGGTACTTCAAACATAATGATGGCGTAGTTTGATTTACCTCTTGCTAGTATGTGAAACCAATAGTCAGCTTCGGTAACTGATAGGCCAGAAGGTTTGCCACGACATTCTATCTCAATAGCAATGTTACCTGTCTTGTGCCACCAATCACGTTCTGTCTTAACTTCAATCTTATCTTTTGATTCACCTAAGATAGAGGCAACCATAGTCTCACGTTCTTCACCAAATTTTAAATCAATGTCGAACTTGTTTGTATATGTTTTTGTCAATGTGTTTCGCTCCAGTTGTTCCCGATTTTATATTCACCATCCAGAGGCAACCTTATCCCTAGGTGTTTTCCTGCACGGTCAATACAATCAACCGCCAACTGACCGACTTCTTCAGCCAAATGTGTAGGCACTTGAATTTGAATTTCATCATGTATCCAAAGCAATTGAGTAACATCATCATACTTTCGTATGGCATGGTTGAACTCGACTAACCATTGCTTGGCACAACAAGCCCCTGCTCCTTGAAGCAAAGTATTGAGTGATGAAAATTTATTTCTTACTTTTATAAACCGACCATCAAGGCCAACAAGATATCCTCTATCCGCAGCGGAATGCACTTGCTCAATTAACTTGGCTAGTGCGGGCATACGATTTAGAAATCTTTCTTTTACAAGCTTGGCTTCTTTGTTTGTCTTGCCTGTCACTTCAGCAATCTTTCCGACACCACCACCGTAAAGCCAACAATAGAAAAATCGTTTCGCTAGGTCACGACTTTCTAATCCCGCAGCTTCTTGATTTGCAGTATGGATATCACCGTCTAAAACTATCTTGGCATACTCACCATCATCTATCTTATGTAAATAATGGGCAAGCAATCTGGTTTCAATTCCGCTTTGGTCAACGCCAACCATCTTGTAGCCTTTCGGCACAGTAAATAATTCTCTGAACTCTTTACCGTATGGTGCATAGACCGCAGGAACTTGTTGAAGGTTTGGGTTACTTGCCGTGCTACGGCCTGTCACTGCTCCGTTAGTATTAACAGAACCGTGTAACCTTCCGTCCTTCATTAGTTTTAGATAAGCTTGTTTACCATCCCCCAACATACCAAGTCGCTTTTCTAGGAGGAAATATTCTGCGAGTAATTTGGCTTCGGGGAATGGTAACTGGTTTAACACACGGTCATCCACTTTGGGTGAACCATCGGGTGTAAATTCTTTTGGCTTCCAATCGTGTAAAGTTTTTAATCGTTCAGCAATGTGTTGTCTTGATGATGGATTAAATTCTGTATGTGATACTTTAATAAAAGGCTCACCCTTTACATATCCTCTGGCTTTGTTGTTGACCTTTGGAATAAATTCTGTACGAACTTCGATGGGTGGGAAAACTTGTTGCAGTTCTTGGGCAATCGTTTCTCTCTTGGATGATAGCTTCGCATATAGTGTTGTTGCTTTTTCTGTATCAAACATGACACCAAATTGTTCTTGCCTTGATATAATTTCACAGACCTCATGCTCCATTTGAATTGCTTGCGAGGCATATCTTTTAGCAAGCATACGTTGATATAAACTATGAGTAGTATGACAGTCTTGTATACAATACTCCAACATTTCTTGTGTGAATACTGACCAATCAGTTTCTATTTCTTGCTTTGGATTACCAAGTCTAAGACCCCAAGCTTTTAACGAATGACTACCCCATAGTTTTGTTGGGATTGCTTTTGACTTTGTGTCGATATCAAAAACATCTGGGTAGATTAATCGTGAACCAACTAAAGTATCAAACACCTTTATTGGTTTTAAGTTGGGATAAAATTTTAGTAACTGAGGTATGTCATACTTGATTATGTTATGACCAATAAGACACGTTGCTTTATTTAAAGCATCAATGCCTTCACTTAATGTTCCAGTACATATTTTTTTATCACTGTAAGTTGAGACTACATTAGAATGTATATCTTTAATAACTATGCAGTGAATCTCTGTTGCATCTAGACCATCAGTTTCTATATCAAAAACTAACTCGCTCATTTGTTTCTCCTATTGTTAATGTAATGTGCAAAGCTTCACACTTATTCGCTCCGCTGACTCGTTCTCTTCTTCTAAAACTCCAAGAGCTGCATCTATCATTAAGTAAGTTGGTAGCGTTGCCACCTCTATCTCAACGTGCAATCCTGGATTTTGTATAACTTCCGCCAAAGCATCCATGATAATCTTTGTCCATTCCAATCCTTTTAAATCAAAATTCTTTGACATATGTAGACTCCATCAGAATACCTTTAGTTGTATCGTAGCTTAACGTACCCGCCTCACCACAATCACCACTATGTCTATTCTTCAGAACTCTAACAGTAGTCTCATGTTGGTTCTCACTGTCTTGCTGATTTCGTTCTAGTCCTAAAACCATATCGGACAGTTGGGCAATGGCGTGTGAACCTCGTAAAGAATTTAAGCTTGTCATTTTACCTGCTTCAAATCCTTCATCACCGCTTGGTCTTCGCAAGTGAGACACAAGCATCATGCCAACACCTGTCTCTTCAGTGAGACAACGTAAGGCAGTCATTGTATTGTCAATCAATCTACGCTCATCACCATCGGCAATAGAACTTACAATGATTGATAAGTGGTCTAAAAATATCCAACCACATTCACATCCTTTGGCAAGATATCTAATCTTCGATAACAAATTGTCAGCCATCGATGAACCAAAGTGATTGTATAAAAAGAACCTGCCGTTACCGACAGTCGCATCAAAAGTATTTCTAAAGTCTTCATCCGTCACATCTTCTCTTGATAGATGTAATGGCTTTTGCATTTCAATACCCATAATACCAAGGGCAGTTCTTTGCATTGACTCTTCCAATGCCACATAGCCAACAGTCTCACCTTGCTTTAGCAAGTGGTGGGCTACTTGTCTTGCAAACAAACTCTTACCGATACCACTACCTGCGGTCACAGTTACAAGTTCTGACTTTCTCATTCCACGGGTTCGGCCATTCAAACATTCAAAAGGATATGGTACTGATTTGGTGTCATCAATCTTATGAACAATGTCATAGATATCTACACCCGATACAATTCCATCTGGTGTGTACGGCTTGGCATTCCAAAATGCTTTAACAAGTTCTTCGCCTTTACCTTCAACCAACATATCGTTGGCATCTTTTAAATCAAAGTTCATTACCTTTGCTTTTTGTGGTGCAAATAATTTAGCACATTCATCCGCAGCTTCACGCCCGTGAACATCTTGGTCAAAACAAAACGTAATCGTTTCAAATTTATCTAACCATTCCATGTTAGCTTGGATGTCACGCTTCGCACCTTTACTACCAGACTTGATTGAAACAACAGGCCACTTGTTGCCAAGCATTTGACTCATGCTCATGGCATCAACTTCACCTTCGCATACAGTTACAATTTTTCCTGTTGACCAAAGGCTCTGCCCAAACAGTTCAGTTTCTTTTGCTGAACCTAACCATTGAAAACTTTTATCTGGGTATCGCAACTTCTGTGCTTTTATATTACCTTGTTTGTCGTGGTAATTGGCAATCTGTACAGGTTTACCGTTGTACTTGCCGACCCTATAATTAAATTTCCGAATGGTATCCAAACTTAAACGCCTACTTTTGATAGCCGATAAGTCACCAGTGATTAGTTCACTGGGAATACTTTCCGTTTCCATCTGTTCTCCTATATGTATTGATGTATGCTTGCCACAACCAAAGCAATAACTATGACCGTCACTGTAGACGGCTACGTTATCTTTACTTCCGCATGAATCACATGGAGCATGATGGGTAAATTCACTTTCCATCTTTGTCTCCTAAATAAAAAACCCTAGGCATCTTGGCGAACCAAAAAAACCTAGGGCTGTACGACACACAACTGTAGTACATGATTGTTGTAAAATTTTTTGACTGTTTATGCAACTGATTTTTCCTTGAGCCAAGCAGTTGGAATAAACCTGTCAGCGTATGGGAATCCGTTTCGCTCACACCACATAGCGTAAGTTGTCTTAGACTTCTTAGAAATCCTGGACTTGCTATTGCTGAAAACAAAACGGATATCCCTCTTCGGATGATGCTTCTTTACGAGTATCATCTTCTGACGGTCTGAAGTTAGAAGCTGACCTTTGCATTCAATTATGATTCCATTATTAAGAACAAAGTCGGGAGTGTACCTATGTTCTTTTTCTGGACGGACATAATTGAGAACCAACTTTTCATATTCAAAGGGGATAGATAATGAATTGAGTTGGTTTGCAACGGCCTCTTCTAAACCAGACCGATACTTAGAAGTCCGATTCGCTCTTTGAATCCTCTGATACTGATGCATCTTTGGCCTCTTCTGTTTGAACGTATCCTACTTCTTCATCGAAACCAAAGCGACCTGCACCGCTCGTACCTTCCACATACTGGATGACTTGAACAGCCCTTAGTCTAAGACTAACTCCTGCTCCAACCATTGATGTGTAGTACGGAGCAATAGCACCGTTCACTTTCATTTCAGACCCTGCGTAAATGTTATGCTCTAGCATGGGTGTTCCTTTCGCATCAAAGACTGCGGGTTTATATGCAGCTTTTGATTTGAATTTGATAATGACTTTACCAGTTGGGTTACCCTCTTGGTCTAGTTCATCAGCATAAGGACGATTAGCTTCCTTGCATGGTTTGCTACCAAGCTTCTTCTTCTGCTCCTTGACATTCTCATCATAAACAGAATCAATTTGTGTGATAACAGGTTGAGCAACTTCTTTAGTAAGAATGAGATTCACCTTGTATTCACCTTCCTCATTAAACTTAGTATCTGGAGTAGACAGATAAGGAAAAGCTGCCACTCCTACTGGTGTTGTAAATGCATTTGACATTGCCATGTTTAGTCTCCTTGTTGGTTAATAATAACTTCGGATAACTTTACCCTTCAGTCTAATAGGGAAGGTATTGTATCCGTTGGCGGATTGGTTAAGCGAAAAAAAAGTCACTGCTTAATACTTGGTCT